GTTCCGTCCGGCGCGACCGCAAGATTACTGCCGTCGAAAGTGGCCGATCCAAACGGTGCCCATGTCGTTCCGAACGTCTGTGATTGCAGCGCGTAGTTCGTCAGCGCACCCCGCGACCAATAGCCGACGCCGGGGATGATGGCGGGGACGTTGGCCGCAAAGTCGTCGATCCGATCCGCGCCGGTAAGCGCGTTGACTTCGCCCTTCGCACCTGTCCGTGTGGGGCCGTAACCGGGCAAAGCCGCAGGGGTTGGCGAGGAAGTCGTCGCCCCCACGCGATACGTCGGGCTGGCCGCGCTGAATGGGAGATAGAGCGCATAGCCTGCGGAGGGGTCGATTGTCCCTGCCCCGTAAGGCCGCGTCAGCGACATATCCAGCGACATCCGCATCTTAGTAAAGCGCCAGCACGGTTGCGGTGCCAGCGGTCAGCTTCTTGATGCTGAACGGGTGCAAGCCCACGGCCAGCGCCGTAAACACAATTGTATCGCCATCGCTGAACTGCACCGTGGCAGTCCCCGCGACCTCGACAAAGATCGCGCGGGTCGGCTCGAACGCGGTCGCGCCGTTGGTCAGGCGCACGGCGGATTTAGCCGACGAAACGTCAGTCAGGTTTGCCATGCGGCCCTCCTATGAAAAGGTGAAGGCGGGACCGTTAAGCCCCGCCCTCGGTAGTTATTTGGCTTCGGTTTCCTTGCCGCTGGTGTCGAAGTGATTGTTGCCAACAAACTTCGCTTCCAGGTCGGCGGGGATTTCCGTCGCCTGTCCCTTTTTGAACGTGAGACCAAACATCGTCATCTCGTCAGGGACAGGTTCCGAACCCTTGGGCTGGCTCGGATCGCCTACGAAAGTCGCTTTCATATCTTCAACTCCCTTAGGTTGCGGCAGTCAGCGGATAGCCAACGCCTGCGTCTTCGACGAGATACTCGACGCAGACGTTCAAGGTTCCCGCCGAACCGCCAGTGCCGCCGACCGTTGCCGTGATCAAACGCTGGCCAAGGCCGACGTTCTTAAACAACTCGGTGCCGACCGCGTTGGTGAGCGGAGTATTGGCGACGATTGCGCTGCTGGCGACAAGACCGGCGGCTGCCGCCGTCGTGCCGACCGTGATCGCCGTGATCGCCGCCGTGTGGTGAACGCGGACCGCAATCGGTACCGCATAGTCGGGGAGATACCCCAATTGGATCACGTCCGCCGCCGCCGTCGCACCCAGAGCAATCTGGAAATGCGCCGCCTTCAGCGAAGAGGCCGTACCGTGTGACGGGATTGGCATCTGGTCCGCGATCTGACGGCTTTGAAAAGTAGCCATTACATTAGTCCTTTCAGATCAGAGGATTACGCGTCAGCCGGGGCCGACACATAGGCGGTGACGAGCGAACGCTGGACGCCAAGCTGGTGGATTTTCTTCACACCAAGCAGCTCTTCGATGCCGACACCCTTGCGGAAGTCGTAATCGGCAATCCGCGTCTTCGTCTGCGGCATCTGGCCCCAGGCAATGGCAATCGCGCCAGCGCCAGCCAGATACATCGGCTCGACATCACTCGCAGCAGCGCCGACACCGACAATCACGTCGATCTCCGGCTCTTCGCGGATGATGATGCCACGAACCAGCAAGTCGCCGCCCTGGAACAGGGGGTTGTCGCCGGTGCCGCGAACACGTGCCTCACGGTCGATCTGCACGATGGTGCTGTCATTCTCCAGATCGCGGAATGCCCGCGAACCGACGAATAGCACATACCATTCCTCGCCCGCCGCCTGGTCAGACTGATACGGCGTGATCTTTGCCGTCTTCGCCATGCGCTTGAGACGAGTAACCAACGCATAGTTCGCGCGGTCGTTGGTGGTATCCACGTTGGCCAGCGACGTGCTGTGATCCAGCGACGAAGCGTTGGCCGTTGCCGAACCGAAGATGATGCGGTCGCTGTTCAACACCAGCCACGCATCCTTTTCAGCTTCCGTTGCGGTCGCATAAGGGACGGTGGCAAACGCGGCGTTGTTCTGGGTGATCGCGCCTAACTCACGAATGATGTCCGAACGAAGCAACTCCGACTCCCAATCGCGCAGGGCCGGTTTTGCGGCATCGAGCAGGTCGATGTCCGTCTTGTATTGCTCGCTCTTGGGGACGATCACCGCATTGCGGCGGAAATCGACCGACACCGGCATGTTGCCGCTGCCCAAATCCTCTTCGTTGCCTTCAAGGACCTGGCTGCCGCTTACACCGCTACCAGTAAGGCGACCGATGAACGGGACGATGATCGTCTTGCCCGCTTCCGACTGCAACTCGTACATGGTGGTGATGATATTCTCGTTACCCCGGCCCATGTAGGGCGCGAAGCGCGAGGCGCGGGTGTATTCACGGAAGTATTGCTTCCGCCAGCGGCTGATCGTCAGTCCACTGTTAAGGATGGTTTCTGCCATCGGAGTCTACCTTTTCGGGATAGCCCCGTCGAATATGTCTTCCTCGCTCGCCGCAACTTCGGTCAGGATTGAACCTGCCGAAGGTGCGCTTGCCAAGCTAGGGGATGGTATCGCCGGGGCCGTATTGGGGGGAGGCGGTTGCCCGCCAGCGATGGTTGACTGAGCGGCCTTCCAAGCCTGGTATTGACCAAACTCGGTTAGATCGACCTTCGACGCGATTTCGTCGCGTTTGTATTCAGCAACCACAAATCCAATGGGGTCTTCGGATGCGGCGACCTTGGCGTTGAAGTAAGGGTCAGTCTCGCACTTGGCGAAACCCCAATCCTTCGCGGCCTTTACGGCTTCCGCACCATGTTCGACGTTGGCAAGACGCTCAGAATAACGGAGGTTAATCTGATATAATGCGCCGCCGACTTGCGCCTGTTGTGCCGCCGCATACCCTTCCGGGTCTTCGTACGGGTCAGGCATCTGGATCGGTTGCGCCGGTTGCCGCTGCTCAAGCTGAGCAAGCCGCGCTTCCGCCGCCTTGCGTTTGTCCCGTTCGTCCATCATCGCGCCGATGGGAATGAACCCCTCGGTCGGCTTTGTCTGTTCGGGTGCAAGTTCCGTCAACTCAAGCACTGGCGCGGGCGTTTCCACCGTTGCTTCCGGCTGCACCACTGGCGTTTCCACCGACGGTTCAACCACCTCAACCTTTACAGGCTCAGGCGTGATTGCGTTGTCCGCCTCGATGGCGTCCAGAAAGTCTTCGTCGTCCATGTGTTACCCCTCGCGCGCTGTGTCGTCGCGGCGTTCACGTAGCGCCCATGCGGTGGCGGCCCGTTGCAGGTTTGCGCCCCTGCGGCGATGCGCCCGAAACCCGGCGGCGGTATCTCAAGCGGGCTAACCCGCGTTGGCGATCAGGTTGTTGTCGATCTGGGGGACAGCATCGATCAGATGCGCCGCGCCAATCGCGTTCATTTTGTTCTCAAGCTCTTGTCCATCAGCCTTGGCCATGTTCAGCTTGGCAGTTGCGGACTTCGCAGCAACGTCCGCCTCAATACGCGGGTCTGGCTGTTGCTGGCTTTGCGCCTGTTGCGCTTCCTGTTTCATGCTTTCCAGCGCCTCAAGCAGCTCGCGCTTCTTGGGCATTGACGACGCCTTGATGACCATCTCCAGCGGGAATGCCTGCGGGCCATAGATCGGCACCAGCTTGAGGATTTCAGCAAATTGCTCGGCAGCAAGGTTAGCGGTGTCCGGCGAGGCGTCGATGATGATGTCCATATCCATCTCGGCGGGGCGGTTCTTGACTTCCGTAACGACCCGCTGCGTTCCGACCATCGGCTGTCCGTCCGGCCCTTGAACAATCGCGGGGACTTCCTCGGCCACTTCCTCGTTGACCATCAGGAACTTGGCAGCCCCGATATCGTCGGTCACGCGAACCGTCTTTTCCTCTTTCCAGAACTGCTTGATCCGCGCCCACATCTGGCGATAAACCCGTAGCTCCAAATCCTCGATACCGCCTAGGATAGGGGTCAACTCGGTCAGCCCGGCCTGTTGGCGGACCAACTGCGCGCGGCCCGATGCCGAAGCGTTCGACTGGCCAAGCACGGCGGGGTTTGGCCCCATGCGCTCAAGCTCTGACTTGGCCTCCTGCATTCGTAGGAACTGGCCTTGGCTCAGGTCGGAATTGTCAGCCGCCTCGACACCGAACGGCAACACACCGTCGGGCCTTGCGGCTTCTTCGCGGATCGTGTTGGCATCGACATCAAGCCCGTTGGGGTCAGTAATCCGCACACGCCGCGAATTGAGCAAATGCAGCGCGCGGCTGCGCGACATGTTGATCTCGTCCTGGATCGGCACCATGCCCTTGACGATGCCATAGCGCCCGTTGTCGCGGTCAACGTGGCACGATTGGGCAACGATCGGATTAGATGGCTTGCCGTCTTCGTCCAGATATTCGCTCGGGCGCTGGTCTAGAATTGCGCCGCCGTAGAAACAGACTTTGTGCCAACCCTGCTTCTCGATATACATTTCCACAACCAGCACCCGGTTGCGCTTGGGGTCGGTCCAGCCGCTGGTCGGCTTGTCTTCGTCGTCGAACGTTACCGTCGTCGGGGCAATGGCGGATGCGTCAATGTCGGCCTGCGGATACAAAGCCTGCACCGCATCGACATACATCCACTTCGCAACGCCCATGAAACGGGCATCCTCAAAGTCATAATCGCGGCTGTGCGGGTCATACAGGAACTCGCCTTGGCGGATCAGCCTTGGCCAAGGGTCGCCCTTCGCGTCCACTTCCACAATAACAGCGGCAACCCCGCCAATGAGATATGACTTCGCAGCCGAAAGCTTCGTGCGCTGCCACCTACTATTGTCTGACGCATAGCGCAGGCTGTCCGTTGCGACCTCACTGGCATCCTGATCCTCCTCATTGCGGGGGAAAGCCCTTGGATCGGCCTGGCCCTGCTCCAACACGCCAAGGATGCCGTTGACCGCCGGGGCGATGCGGTTGACCCAGATTTCAGGCTGCTTGCGCTTGCGAAGCACCTTGATCTGCTCGCTGGTCCATTGCTTGCCGTCGTAATAGTCCTGACTTAGCTCGGCCTCTTTGCGCGCCGTGTCTGTGTTGTCGCGGGCCTCCTGATACAACGCTTTGAGCTGGGCAAGGTCGAACTGGACCTGTGGTTCCTGCTCCATCACCTGCTCGGGTGCGGTTGCCATTATACCAACACCCCCGCCGTTGAAGCCTTGCCGCTGTCGATCAGATACCGCGCAAACGCCCGCTGTAATGCCTTCAACTCGCCCGCACTGGCCACCGGCAACGGATAGAGCGCCGCAAACGCCGTCGTGCTGGCCGCGATGTTATTGCGCGCCGCCGTCGCCAAAGCATCAAGCTCGTCATTGCTGGCGTCGAGGATGTGATCGCGGCGATAGGCGCTGGTCACTTGAGCAGCCCCGTCCGGCGCAATTCGGCAAGGATGGCGCTGGCAATAGGCCACGGATTAACGGCAGCGGGGATATGCTTGGCAACCAAATGCAGGATGGCTTGGTCGGTCATGTCCACGACTCCTTCCCCGCATCAACCCGGTCGGGCGTTGCCCACATGTCTTTGGGTTTCACATAATCGGGCTGCTTGACGATCGCCGGGTGAACTTGATCCAGCACCCGCCCCATCAAGCTCGCAACGTCAACTTCGTCATCATGCTTGCCAGCGGGGAACACCAGGAACTCGCTCAAGTCCGCCCCCGGCTCGAAATACACATTGCCCATGCTTGCCCGCGCCTGAAAGCCCCGCGCCCGTGTCGCCTTGTCGTGGATGCTGGAAACCCATTCCATCCGGCAGCGGACCTTGCGCTCGCGCATCCGGCGGATCAGCATCGGCTCAACCGCCTTCTGGATTACGCCAGCCTCACCGAACCATGCGTGGGGCTTGTGCTTCTCGATCAGGTCGAGCTTGGCGTCGATCCATTGGTCGGCAGGCGTCTGACCTCGCCAGCCAGCGATGCGATAAAGGTTGTCACTCGCATCCACGCCCCAGACGCGGTGAACTGTCCAGTCTCCTCCGCCATCTGTGACCGCATAGTCGCTCGAACCGTAGATGCGCAGTGGCGGCAGCGTCGTCCACTTATTGAACCATCCTCGTTGAAAGAACGTGCCTTCGTCCGGCTGCGGCTGCTGCTGGTAAAGCGCCGACCACTCCCGAGGGCCGATGCTCGCCTTGATCCTCGCCAGTGCGTCAACGTCATACCATTCGGGCCATAACGCCTCGCCTGCCGTGTTGATCGCGGGCAAGTCCAGCACCGTCCACTGGTCGCCCTCATGCGCCAGCAAGCGGCCAGCAAGATCATCTTCATGCCAACGCGTCTGGATCAACACTATCGCCGCATTGGGCATCAATCGCGTGTAAAGCGTCGAGCGATACCAGTCCCATACCAGTTCGCGGCGGCGTTCGCTGTCGGCTTCCTCGCGATCCTTGAACGGGTCATCAATCAACGCAATGTCGGCACCGCGACCGGTAATGGCAGTTCCGACACCAGCGGCAACATAAGCCCCGCCGTGGTTGGTATTCATCCGGTTTGCCGCCTGGCTATCAGCGGCCAGCGTAACGCCGGGGAACACGCCCTCGAACTCAGGTGAGCCGACGATGTTACGAACGTTGCGCCCGAAGTCGCTTGCAAGGTCGCTGTTGTAGCTGGCAGCGATGACTTGGCTATTAGGCTTACGGCCCAGACACCATGCCGGAAATCGTTTGCTTGCCAGTTCGGATTTACCGTGGCGCGGCGGCATGAAGATCATCAGGCGGTCAATCTCGCCACGCTCCGCCCGCTCAAGCGCAGAGGCAATCATTTCGTGGTGCGAAGCCCGCTGATAAGCAGGATTGGTAAACTCAGTGAATGACAGGAGGCCGCGCCGCGCCCGTTCCTGCCGGATCGCCATCAATGGGTCGGGCAAGCTCAAGAGACTGTTCAAGTTTGGCAAGGGTTTCGTCGCCAAGGATGCTGAGGTCATAAGTCGGTAATGTTGCAACCTCGCCGCTATGCTCAACCGCTTGCAAGTCGGGCAGAACTTTCTTCAACAGGATTTCGATCGCGCGAATCTGTGACGCGCTCATCTCCAATCCCTTAAGTGCATGATCTGTAAGGCGATTTATCAACTGACTTACTTGAATCTTGGTTCGCACATCGTCTTGGTGCATCTTGCGTAGGCGCTCAGCCATCCTTTGCCTCATCCATCAGTGCCGCGATCGTTGCCTGTCGGGCTTCTTGGCAGGCGGCTTCGTTTAATTCAGCGCGGCGCGTATCGTTGAA